TGACACTGACGTTTTACGGTCACGGCACGTCCGGTGATGAATTAGTAATGCCCATATTGGAGGCCAGAGAATACTGGAACACTATGATTACAAGACTAGGTTACACAAAGGGAATCAAATGCTCAACGCATCTTATCAAGTAGATTACGCTTCGTGGGACTCACTCAAAGAGTCCGTCAAGGAAGCATTCGACGTGGAACTCGTAACACCCGATGACCAATTCAGTTTTCAGGAACTGTTCTGTGTCCTGCGAGAGAAATACGGACTCGATCCTTGCTTCTACCAGCGTGGTGTTCTCTGGCGTGTCCATGCTAGTCGAGCAACAAACTGGTGGAGCGAAGATGTCGATATCTGTGTTGCTGCTGCTCGCGCCGCGTTGTCGTGGTATCTGTCCCGGTTGGGCAACGACCGGCATCCCATCTACGGAGTACAACGTGACGTATCCCACTGAAACGAATCGCGGTCAGGTGGCGCAGGACATGGATCTTGAAGTTATCATGGACAACCCTATCGCCAATGCCGCTCAATACAACATCGCTATGCGACAGTCGATGATGGATAAAATGTTCTTCATGGACAAGATCGGTAGCGGGGAAAAGACAATCCTTGATTGGGGTTGCGGCGACGGCTCGCTGATCGAACACCTGAATAAGATGTTCCCCGAACACCACTACATCGGTTACGACATCGACCCGGACATGCTCGCAAATGCCGACGTGGCAACACACGACATGCCCAACGTAACAATCATTGGACCCAACAGTCGAGAGTCGTTCATGCAGAACCGATCGGTAGATGTTGTGGTTCTCAACAGCGTAATTCACGAAGTCTATTCGTACAGCCTCAAAGAGATTGACGGATTCTGGACGGACCTGTTTACCAAAGTACGACCGGAGTACATCGTCGTGCGTGATATGTGCGTCGAGAGAGCAACGAGCCGGCAGTCGTGTCCTATCAGTGTTGCCCGTATCAAACAGATGTTTGACCTAGACAAAATCACACAATGGGAAAGCAAGTGGGGCAGTCTCCATGAAAACTGGTCACTGGTTCACTTCCTACTGACCTACCGATACTCCGACAACTGGGACCGCGAGTACCGAGAGAACTATCTCCCCATTTCGGTTGAGCGACTCCTCGCTCGTTTCCCACGCGAATATGTTCCTACGTTCGTCGAGCATTACACTCTCCCATTCCTGCGTGAGCAAGTCATGAAGGACTTTGGGATTCAACTGCAAGACCGAACACACCTGAAACTGATCCTGAAATTAGCTTGACTCCAAGCTGTTTCCGGTGTATACTTTAATGAAGGATTGTATAATGACTGAGACGATTCCCCCTGCTGTTGAGCAAGAGATCATCGAAGCAAAGATCGCTGCCTAATTATGAACATTTTCAAGGTAATCAACGCGGCCGTTCAGACCGTCGCTAAATTCATCGCATTCGTTTCCGCGTTTGTTTTCACATTCATCGCATGGTTGATTTACAAGATCGACGAATGCATCATGCTCTGTTTGGCTTTCATGGTATGGTCGATCGCTTTGACCGCCCGGGTTCTCAACTACATTGCTGTGAATTACCTCATGGTCGTCCCCGCAAAGATTGCGGAGTACTCTTTCATGTTTGCTTTAGACATCGACCCGGCGGAACGAGAAAAGCATCTTGCCGAAGCATTGAAAAAGTATGCTGAGAAAGTAACCGCAGAGAGACTCCCTCCGGTGACAGACTTCCAACGCGGTCAAGAGGACATGCGGGAAAGAATAGTCGCCGGGATCGCCATGTGGTTTGAACGAGACAGGAAATTGCCCGCCCACGCGGCTACCGCACAGACGATTCAGGAACTCATTCGCACTATCCCTGCCGATGTAGTAGAGGAGAAGGGAACAGATAATGATCCTAGTTGACTTCAACCAAGTCATGATTGCGACGATTATGATAAATCTTCGCAACTCACCAACGATCGACGTTGACCTTGTTCGTCATATGGTGCTGAACACGTTGCGATCCTATCGCGTCCGGTTCGGCAACAAGTATGGGGAAATGGTTCTCTGTCATGACGCCCGCGATCCTTGGCGCAGGGACATCTTCCCACAATACAAGGCCAACAGAGCGAAGCAGAAGGCCGCGACCCTGGCGCGTGTGACCGCTTCACCTGATGGTGTAGAGATTGACGAAACCCCCACATGGCTTCATGTCATCAACGGGCTGAACCAAATCCGAGACGAGCTAAGAGAAACATTCCCGTACAAAAACGTATGGGTTGAGAGAGCGGAAGCTGACGATATCATTGCGACCATCTGCAAGCACGTCCACGAACCTACCATCATTGTGTCGAGTGACAAAGACTTCCAGCAATTGCAGAAGTACCCTCACGTTATGCAATGGAGTCCCACCAAGAAAGCCCTGCTCAAGTGCAAAGATCCTGAGCGGTTCCTGCGTGAGCATATCTTCCGTGGTGATACCAGCGATGGGGTTCCCAACTTTCTCTCTGCCGACGACGTGTTCGTGACAGAGGGTAAACGACAAAAGGGTATCTCGACCAAGAAACTTGAGACATGGATGGACCTTGATCCAGAGGACTTCTGTACCGATGTCCAACTTTCTAACCTGGATCGCAATAAACAGATGGTAGACTTCACCTACATACCTACAGAGATTGCAGATGCAGCATTGGAAGCATACGCCAAGACTCCTGAGGGAGCACGAAGCAAAATCTTCCCATACTTCATCAAGCACAAATTGACTAAGCTGATGTCCAGCATTCAGGAGTTTTGAGCGTGAATAAGCCCACCATGATGATTTCCGTAGCCGAAGTACTAGATGAAATTTCTTCGGCCAAGACACGCAAGGAACGACTTGCTATTCTGGCGAAGTACGATTGTCGTGCTGTTCGCGCCATCCTTAAAGCCCAATTCGACACCGAGATTCAATTCAAGGATCTTGGTACGAAACTGGTTTACGAGCCTGACCAAGCACCGTTCGGGCACAACCCGACTACGCTGCACATGGAGCATAAGAAATTCTACATCTTCATGGAAGGCCCATCGACGCTCACTCAAGAACGGCGACGACAACTTCTATGTCAGATTTGCGAAGGACTTCACCCCGACGAGGCAGACATCTTTCACGCTTGCATTCGTAAGAAACTCAAGCGCCGTGGTCTGACCGAAAAGCTAGTGAGAGCGGCCTATCCTGGGCTGCTCCCAGAACCTACACCCGTAGAAGCATCGACTGAGTAAACTCAATGCCCGAACAATCTAATGGTGAGAAACGACCGATGACTCGGCGTGAACTCGAACTGGACATGGACGATTTCATGGACCTGCGGTCTACTAGTTCCAAAAAGAACGGCGACGGCCCCAAGAAACGTTCAAACCGCGGCTCACGCAAGAACGATCTTCGTGACGCTATGCTAGACCCCGATTCCATGGACGAGTATATGGACGAATTTGAAAAATGACCCTCGGACTTATTGCAGACGCATTCCTGATCGTGATATTAGCGATGACAGTGTTTGCAATAATCAACGCTCTGGTCGCCTTTGTGCGCCACCGCATACGTCGTGGAAGGTTACTAACTGACTTCGAAACGGAGATGGTTCGCAACGCTGCTAAGAGAGACGCATACGAGGACATAGCTCGGTTCGCAAGCGAGTACTACAACGATCCCAATTTCAGTTCCCGCATTCGGCAACTGTACTACACCAAAGACCTATGTCCTGAGTGCGATGGTAAAGGGAAGAAGTGGCAAAACTCAAAGGACAAATGTGAGCATTGCTGGGGAACCGGCAAGGCCTTGAAAGACTTTTAGATTATGAACACGTTGATCGTCACCGTCGGACTGCCCAGAAGCGGCAAGTCTACTTGGGCGTTAGCTACCTCTAAGCAATTGCGTTGTCCCGTCGTCAACCCGGACGCTGTTCGGTTGTCGGTTACTGGACAGCGTTTCGTTCGTGCAGCAGAACCCACCGTCTGGATGGTCGTTCGCTACATGGTTCGGGCATTATTCCACGCAGGACACACGACGGTTATCCTCGACTCAACCAACATGACAAAATCCAACCGTAAGATTTGGCTTGATGAATCTAAAACAGGCAACTACGGCGACTCTACTGTGCGTTTCGTTACATTCGATACCGACGCTGAAACGTGCAAGCAACGGGCCATCGACACCAATCAAATCGACTTGCTCCCTATCATCGACAGTATGCACGAAAGTTTCGAGGAGTTGGATGACTCCGAAGAACCCAACCATAATGTTAAAAATGCCCTTGCGGGCATAGAAGGATTTATTTGATATGACTGAATCACACTGGCACGGCAAACCTTTATCTACGATGACCAGGGATGAACTTATTAAGGCTTTGGAACAGCTTGCTAAATTGTATGATAGTCAAGCCAACTCTCACGAACACGCCCTCAACATTCTAGTTCCGCGGCGTGGGTGAGCATGAAATCGTGTAACCACTTACAGATGTAATACGCATCAACCATATCAGTCGTTGGATTGCCAACATCTTTCTTACCAGGCGTGATCTTCTTCCAAAGATCAATGCCTGTTTCTTTTTTAAACGCTTCGTGCATGTCCGGTTTCTTCGCGTTACCTTTACCTGCACCGAACTTCTTCACCACTGTCGGCTCAACCAGAACACACGGGATGCTCCATTGCCACAGGCGATACTTGAGGATGCCTGTGTTTTCTGCGATATGGAACACCTTTCCTTTGGCAGCGAACGCATAATTCTCAAGAGCTACGCCGCTGCACTCCTCAACTAAATCCATTACCCATTCTGCCAACGCATCGTAACGACCGCAATCGTTTTCGTTGCCTTCGGGATACTCGGTCGGGTACTCATGTCCTACAACGCGAACCGTGCGTTTGAGGGGTCGCATGAATTCATTGATGCCCGCGTACTTTTTGGTCCCGCTGACAAAGTGAAACTCGCACTTCTCGATGTCCCACTCACCAATCTCACCGCAGTAGAGGCAGACAGCCGGGCTAACCAAACTATAATCAATACCAGCTAACAACATTATACTGCATTCTGCAACGCATCATACAAGTCGTGGGGCGACTCTTGAATCGTCCCAAACTCATAACAGATATGGTCAATAAAGATACATGGACTGTACGTCAATCGTCGTCCTATCAACTGTTTGGGAAGTGCATCTATTGTACAAAAGTGGATGTGCTTATCCTCTTTGAACGTAAGAAAGTAACGACAAGCCGGGCCGAGTCCTAGAACACTCGCTTTCGTTTTAGCATTGTGATATGGTCCCATGAAATCCTCCCTCTCGAAACCCATCTCCTCGGCCATGTGATTGCCGACATGCTCGCACAGCATCTTGGCATCTTGCATACGAGGGCTTAGAATCCAAATCTCATCACCAGGATCCATGAAGTCGAGTTGATGCAAGGCTTCTTCCAACAATTTGGTGGTGCGACCTGAGCATCGGGGACCGTATATGAATTCTTTACCTACGACAAAACCAAGATCATCCAAATCTTGGCTGATTGCTGCTTTGACTGCCTTGCTTGTTGCCGGTCCGCTGAACTCTAGTTCTCTCATAATGCTCCTCTACATTCACATCCAACTCTGCACTCTTTGCTTCGGCAAGGTCAACGATTACCTTGCGATAGAATAAATGCTTGGTCGGTCCATAATCAAAACGCTTAGCGTTGATCGCAGCACTTTGAATCGGGTTTCCGTCTTTGTGTTTCTTGCACGCCGCACACCAATCGCAGATCATCTCCAACTGGTCCAGGGCACTCATGTCCTGAATACCGTTTTTGTAATGCTCTGGATGGTGTCGGTTCTTTGCGTAGTGATGCTCTATTGCTGGCTTGATAGATTCAAGCAACGCGAAGTATTCATCGGTGCCGTACGTCGTGTTTCTCAGCTTGCGAATAGTGCGAGCAAAATGTTTGGTTTCGGTCCAGCCGTACTTTGACAGGTCGTGGACAAGCGAACGCCAAACAAGTTTGCCCGCAAGTTTCCAGAGGAACCATGCTACCCATAATTTATGAACCGTGTGCTTCGCCCAGTGTTCTATCACACCTAACGCGAACACAAACGGATTCGTTTTACTCTGTCTTTTCGTCATCGTTGAAATCTATAGGACACGCGCCGCCTTCACACTCCACATGCTCTTGTCCGATGTCCTCAGCAACCGCGTCTTTAATCGCTTGTCGAATAGCTTGGAACTCTGCAATGGTTACAGCTTCTTCGGGTTGATACTCAAACGCCATACTACTTATCTGCGGCATCACCGCACAGCAACGCACCCGTCGTTGATATTTCTGAACGGTGTTCTTAAAATCTATGTATGACACTTTCTCAGGATCGTACTTCAAAGTGTATGAAATCTGGTTTCCTCTTTCAGCACCGATCCAATATTTCTCTCCCAACTCGACCCATCTGTATTGCTGCTCGGGCGTTGCCTCTGCTGCTGTTACGATGGCCGAGTCGGGCGCGATGTCAGTGAGAACTAACGCTGTCGGGAAACCTACGACTGTAGTACCTTCGTACTGCACCAAATCCTTCGTAGGATATCCCCTGCTGCGATACTCCTCGACCAGAGGATTGTCGTATCTAAACTGGACCCAACGCATGTATCGTTTCATTGCCGGTAGGTGCCAACCCTCACACAGGCCAAATAACTTGCTCGTAGTGCCTGCGGGCTTGATGGTCGTGAGCGTATGGGGAGTTTTCAATCCCAGCTTTGCAGAGTACTCTACAGCTTCCTCGTTGACAGCACGATTGAACCGTGCAAGGGCATCCCAAAAATCTTGCGACTTCTCCTCGTCGATCAAATCCTTGAACGTGTACTTGAAAAACTTCCACGCAAACTCATGTATACCCGTGATGCTCACACCGATACGATTCGTTCTCAGTACTTCCTTGTTGAACACGGAGTCCATTGTGTTCACGCGAATGAGGGCCCGCGTCGTAACGCGAAAGGCTTCCTCAGCTTCGTCTAGCGTATCGCAATGATACGGCACTACGTCACCGATCACACAGAAACCACCGAGGCAGTTTAGTGCAATCTCGCCGCATGGGTTCGTGATGGTATGGTGCTTCTTCCGCTTTGCTTTCTTCGCCAGCTTGGACATCATGATTTGCGTATCTTCGTAAATCTGATACTTCTCAGAACCAACGTAATCACCACGATGAAGCTCTTGCCAGTCATCGTCATTCTGCACCAACTTGTCAGCATTGATAATGCCCGGTTCGCCTGTTCCGTCAGCGTATGCACTCGCGGTCATCGCCTTGAGAATGTCTCTAGCTCGTTTCGCTTCGGGATCGAGGAACTCGTCGGTGCCACGCTTACGGTCGATCAGTGACCAGAACTCCTCGTCTACCATAACCGAATTATTAGACGACCACAAGAACCCTTGCGGCATAGTGTCATTGTCTTTGCGGTATTGGATGATCTCCTCCAACTTGAGTCCATTGTATTCGATCGGTCGTTTGATCGTAATGAAATCGAAGATGCTTTTGTCTTGCCAGTGTTTGGTTGACATGCGAGCAGAGCGTCTTGCACCACCGACCAGCACACACTCGGCAAAGTAGTGGTCAACGTACATCGCCTGCTGCCACGGTTCTAGGTTCGAACCCTTGAGCGTTGCAGCCTTAGCAAAGGCATTCATCATTGGAACAGGACCGCTCGACGGTCTGTTCTGCATACCCTTGATCGGTTTGCCTCGTTCACGAACACCAGTGAAGTCGAGAATCAACATCTTGTCCTTGTGTATCTTTTCGAACGCTGCATTCTCCCATAGCTCAAGACCCTTCGCCCAACCTTCGCGGGAGTCGGGTATCTTGTACCATAGAATCTCTTTGCCCTTGCCGTACTTGTGCTTCGCGTCTCTCACCGATTCATGTGCAGAGATGTCGAAGTCAGGATGGCTCTCGTCGATCACGCAACGCAACGTAGGTGCATAATCCCAGTTGACCACCATTAGGTCGTCATCGTAGGCACGACCAACACCCGCACCGTTGAGCAACAGATAGAACAGCAGGAACGACGCTGGTGCCGTCGCACAATTACAGAACACTTCCATATTGCGATATGGTTGCGTTTCGTCTCCGTGTTGCAGGTGACGGCCCGACATAAGGATGCTTGCGTTCGCAATATGCTTTCGCAATAAGCCGTACTCGATCGCTTGCTCAGACTGTTCGGTACAAAGTAAAGAATTGCCCAAGGCAACTCTGGCGGCAACGTCACCCCACGTCTCCCATGATCCGTCGGGCTTCTTTCTCAGTACGGTTCTTTCGGCAATCGCTTGCCCCATACCGGGATGAAGCTCACGGTAATCCAATGACGACATAGGTTGTCTCCTATTAGGCACCAAATGATCTAGTGGCCAACGTTTCTTTTTCTTCACAAGCAACAGTGCCGTGTTCATTATTTAGCAATCCTCAATCATACAGATAACGCCGTTTTGGCGTCTATGATGATACCCTTCTCATTCAGCCCTAGCATAATCTTTGCGAACAACTCATCGTCTTGACCCAAAGTTTCGGGAACGATTACTCCCTTTTTGAGTATCGTATAGTCAGCGACCAAACGAGCGACCGTCGTACAAGGCAAAGCGGTCGCTCTGCTCATGCTGGTGCAATCCATTTCCCGACCATACGGGATCACAATATTCCATATGAACATTGGATCGGTAGCTTCGTCGCCCGTAGCCATAACTTTCATCAACGTAATATCTTCATCGCCCTCTTCCATCTTCCAAAGCGGGAACAGAATATTCGATGTCACGTCCAATGGTGTAACGTGTTCGTCGTTAACCATACATCGTTCTTTGCTAAAGAATCCTGAGTCACGAAACACACGCATCAAGGCCGCATGACCTGGCCACCTGATTGTTTTCTCGACCATGTTGGGTATGTCAAGATCCAAGAGTGTTCGCAAACCATCGGTGTTGAATTCCTCAAAATGACCGATACCCTCAAACTCGATTGGTTTGATATCCGTCAGCGCCGCTTTGGTTACTATCTCACCGTCGATCTTCATTCGTGCGGGACGT